TGTCGACCAATACAATCAGCCGATGGAAGCGCGGCGAGTAGGACGTCATGGCTAGGCCACCGCTCCCCCTGGAGACGTACGGGACGATCCGTACGTTCACTCACAACGGGAAGCCTGCGGCCAGCGCCTACTACCGCGACAGTGACGGTGAGACGCGTCGGATGATGCGGACTGGGCGGACTAAGGCCCTCGCGGTCAACGCGCTCAAGGAGGCTCTGCGGGATCGTCTGGCGCCGGCCGGGGATCTCATCACACGTGACTCCACACTTCAGCAGTTGGCGGATGCGTGGAAGGCGGAGATGCTGGCGGACACGAACCTGGCGGACGGGACGAAACTCACCTACCAGGAGGCGTTGAAGGCTGTTCTGCGGGGTTTGTCTGGGGTTCGGGTTGGGGAGGCTACCCCCGCGAAACTGAACCGTTACATTCAGGCGGTGGCGAAGAAGACTCCCGGGCAGGCGCGGACGGTTCGGATCGTGTTGAAGCACATGATGGCGTATGCCGTGTATGCGGGTGCGGTCGACTCGAACCCGGTTCCGGAGACGAAGGCGGTGACGCGGACGAAGCCGAAGGTGAAGGCGTTGCGTGCGGCTGACATCGCTGCGATTCGCGGACTGTTGGAGGTGTGGGATGCCGGGTCCGACCGGTACAACCGTCCACGGAACGGAAGCCTGCGGGACACGATGGACATGTACGCCGCAACCGGCGCCCGCACGTCCGAGGTTCTGGCGTTGCGGTGGTCCGACTTCAACTTCGACTCGATGCCACCCACGGTCACGATCAACGGAACCGTTGCGCGGAGCATCGACGGGAAGCTTGTCGTGAAGGAGACGCTGAAGACGGACAAGTCGCGGCGTGAGCTCGAGTTGCCCGTGTTCGTTGTTCCGATGCTCGTGGCACGTGCGGCAGGTGCGTACTCGGATCTAGTGTTCCCCTCTGCGGCCGGAACCCCGAGGTGGCCTGACAACCTCCGCAGGGATTGGCGGGCCGCTCTAGAGGGGAGTGGTTACGCGTCGGTGACTCCTGGGGCGTTTCGTAAGGCTGTGGCGACGCTGCTGGCTGAGGATCTGGGTGTTGAGGCGGCGCGTGACCAGCTTGGGCATACGGGTTTCGGGAATCTGCGGCATTACGTGGAGCAGGCGTCGCGTGGGCCGGCGTCGGCGGAGACGGTTCAGAAACTCCTGTCGGCAAAACCGCCACTAAATAGCCACTAGCGCAGAAATCCGCCCCGCCTGTCCGGAGACTGGCGGGGCGGTTTCGTTGATTTTCCGGGCATGTGGGGCTGGTGGCGAGTGAGGGATTCGAACCCCCGAATGCTGAGCAGTCTGGTATGCAGTCGCGGTTACCTGGGCCTACTTCCCTCTACCGTTTCCCGTGATTCTGCGGGACGGTAGCCACAGGGAGTTCCAGGTAGCTTCTGAAAACAGCCACTAAACCGCCACCGGGTTATCGCATCCGATACTACGGGGCGGGCGTAGTCTCACCTCGGTTTGTCTTTACATCTGTCTTTACGCCTGGTAGACTCCAGGCATGAGATGGACACCCGACAACACGGTCCGCGTCGTGTGGGCTTTCTTCGCAGGGCTCGCGGTCGCGTTGGTGGCGTCAGTCCCGGCCGTGATGATTATCTTCCTTTCGCTGTTCCCAGGCGATTGCGGCTGACAAGCAAAAGGAGTTGACGTGACAAGCACTAGGAAGCCAGCGTGGCATCGGCGGCGCAACCAGAAGCCCCGCTGGCGGCGCGACTACTCGGAGACCAGGTATCTGCGGTTCGTCCGGGCGTGGCCTGGCTCGGCGGACGAGGTGATGGTCCTCGGCTCGGGTGCGGCGCCGGTAGTGGATGCCGAGCGCGCCGAGTTCTGGTCGAACTGTCGGGCCGAGCAGCACGTGGGCGATCTCGCTTACCGGTGCATCTTCTACGACGGGCACCAGGGACCGCACGGGCGACTCGTGCCCCAGCCGACATGGTGGACTGGCGATGATAGGAGCGGGACATGAAGGGGGCGGTCAGGATGCGCGCCTCTCGCCTGCTGCTCGCCATCGCGACAGCGCCGCGAGTTGCAGATATGTCGCTCACCTCCGCTCGCGCCCGCCATGTCCCCGTCCTGCCGATAACCCATCCCCCGGCGGAAGACGGCCACCCGGTAGGAGAGTGGACCCCTTGGTCGCTGCGGTCGTATAAGATCACGAGCTCCTGGATCGGCTACAACGTGTACCGTCGCGGTCTCGTGATGCTCGAGCATCCGTCCACGTGGCGCCTCACCTACAAGCAAGCCGAGCGTTCCGGTGAAGCATGGGTCGCGGGAGGTGAATGGTGATGGGCGTCTATGAGAAGTGGGTTCGCGACGGCCAGCGGGTGAACGGCGTGTATGCGGTGGCGCCTCGCGGCGTTCACGTGACCGGCCGGGTAATCGCGTACATCGATCAGCCCACCGTAATGATCCTCACCGACGAGGGCGACATCGTCTCGTGGAACGCCGCGTTGTGCGTCCCCGCCGCAGACCATGGCTAGGGCTAAGGGTGAGGGTGCTACTCCGGTGTCGAACTTCCGTATCCCCCCGGACCTGAAGGCGAAGGCCAAGGAGAAAGCTGCGTCGGAGGGTCGGAGCCTCACCGACGTCATCGTGGACTACCTACGCAAGTACACCCGAGGAATGTGAACATGAGCGAGTCTGCCCTTCCGCCGACGCCCAACATCGACCGCCTCGTGGAGGTGCTAAGCAAGTCTGAACCGCACGCGTCCGTCTTCTGGAACATCGACGGTGACGTCCTTATCATCGACGGGCACTTCGACGCGGCGAACCTTGAAGCCGCCCTTAGGAGATGGTTGGACCTGCCCAAGGGTTCGGTATTCAACCCGCACACGAGCCGCGACGCGCCCCGCAACCCCCGCCTACCCGTCAACTATTGGTCCTACTTCGGGGACGAGGGGCCCACGGATGCGGAGGATGGCGACCACTGGGACCGCGTCTGACTTTTTCCGTGAGCGGTGATGTATCAGGGGAGCGTTTACCGTCCTCCCGTGGGGTATGGACACACGTCGCCCCACCATCACACCAGCCACCGAGATCACTCCCCCAGGTATCCCCTACCATGCTGACGACGACTCCCCGTGTGACTCCCCCGGCCCATGCTCACACCTGCGACTCGTGTACTGGCGGACGATACCGTTTCAGTACTAACACGAAAGCGCCCCCGGACCTGACACCGAAGTGACAGGCCCGGGGGCGTGAGTGTTTAGAACCAGTGGAACAGGAACCCGAAGACGAGGCGGATCGAGTTCCCCTTGAACGGTGTGTGCCGGATCAACTGGCGCTGTTCGTGTTCGCGACGGCGAGTGTGCCGACGGGGACACCCAGGTAGGCGAGCACCGCAACAGCCGCGACAAGGATGTCAGGCTGTCCGAGCTCGAGCGACGCGAACGCGACCTGTGCGGCGCCGGCCACAATGATCGCAACCACGTAGGTGCCGTAGATGGCGGCGCGTGCTTTCGCGTTCTTCACGATCACACCGAGCTGCGCGGCGTTGGGAATGTCAGACATGGTTCCTCCAGTGGTCATTCGATTTCGTCGAGCCAGCCGTCAGGCGGCTCAGGCAACGGGACTCCAGGGGCGTGCTTGTACGCATGGTCGATGAGTGACCGGATGTACAGCCAGGAGAGTTTGTCGCGCCGCTCGAGGCGACCCAGGCGCCCGGACAGGCGGGTGAGCCATGCGATGAACGCGGTCAGCATTCCTCCGCCGATGACGGAGATGAGGGCGATTGCTACCCCCTCGGTCATGAGAGGGGACGATTCTTGAACTCGTCGCGGACCTCACCGGGAATCGCCTCGAACTCGTCGGCGAGTTCGGCATTCACTGCCGCGGCGATCTGGGCGGCGCGTTCGGGTCCGAGAAGCGCGTCGAGCTTCACGTGCATCGAGCGATCCGAAACCTCCTGCGTGTGTCGCGAGTCGCCGAAGTTGATCCACGGGTTGGAGATGAGCTTCTGGTCGACCCAGAGGCCGTTGGGCGGAAGTACGGCGATCTCTTCCGGCGTGATGCCACCGATGCCACCAAGAACGGCATCAAGGTTCTGATCCATGACCTCGATGAACTTGAACGCGTCGGGATTGAGCTTCGCGAGCTCGTTGAACACGCTCTGGTTGGAGCAGTGCTTCACCTTGCCCGGAACCACGGCGTAATCGCCACGGGCCGTGTTGCGGATGTAGAGCGGCATGTCGGATCCCTCCATGTTCGGCAGAGGCGTGGCACTGCCACCTGCGGTTGCTGAGTCCATGACCCACTGCTCCATGTCGAGGAGCCCGGCGAAGTTGTTGTAGTTGTGCGTCGGGAAGAGGGTCGCGTGTGTGTGTGGCCCGCCCGTGTTGAGGATCATCTGCGCGTCATTGGGTCTCGATGCGCCGAAGTATTCGGACCCGTAACCCGAGGCGCCCGAGATTGCAAGCGGCTGTCCCATCCGGACCCGCCCGCCACGCGGGATGAGGGAGTGACGCGGCCCCAGGTGGAGTAGCCGGAAGCTTTGCCCGTTGTCGAGGTTGACCTTCACATACCGACCCGTGGCCGGCATGATGCCGCCACCAACCTCGGACACGTACCCGTCACCGATCGACACAAGCACCGTCCCGATGGGGCAGTAGTAGTCCACGCCCGGTTCACGGCTGGGCGGGTTGCGTCGGGTGTGTGCCCGGAACGTTGAACGCCACTTGTCGTCGGGGTAGTCGGGGATGGGTCGGACGTAGATCCGTGCTGGTGCTAGACCGCCCATTGGTACCTCCAGGCATGCAAAAAAGCCCCCGACATGCGGAGGCTTTCGTGGTTGATCGGGGCGGGTTAGTTGCCGTCGATGATCTTGCGGACAGTGTTCGGGGCGAGCCCGGTGAACGCGGCGAGCTCACGGATCGACGCGTCGTCGTTCGCGGCTGCGGCAATCGCATCCCGGTACGCCCGGTCAGCACGTTCCTTCGCCACCTCGGCACGCCTGATCGCGGCCTGATGCTTCGAGGGAACGGTGCCCCGGACTGTCACTCGCCCAGTGTAGGGAACTCGTGCAGTGGGGCACCGCCCACCCAGTAGACGGTTCGACCGCACACGTCGGGTGACGTGCATTCGGTGTCGTCGTCGAGGTGGAGTGCGCCGACCGGGTAGGTGGTTGTGGTGGTCATTGTCATGCCCTTCACTGTGTCACTGGTTGATACAGTGTGCAAGAGGGACCGTATCAACCGGTGATACACACCTACTGGATCGGAACCCAACCGCCAGCGGTCAGCAGGTAACGCTTCGGGTCAACCGTGTCACCCGAACCTCGGGTGATCGGGTCGTAGTCGGTGACGATGTTGAACGCCGGAGTCGGCTTGAACGTTGCTGTTCCACGGTCGGCCATGTCACACCTGCTCGATGCAGGCGGTGGCGTTACCCGTCACAGTGGAGAGCGTGAACACGTCCCCGTCGACCGTCACAACGTCACCGCGCGCGACCGCGGCGTCTGCCCATCCACACTGCACCCCGTCAAGCTCACCGATCTGGGTTGTGCCCACGGACCATGACGTGGCGCCCATACCTACGAGGAACGGGACGGTCGTGATCTGATTGTCACCTTCCGCCGCCGCACCGCCGATGCGACCGTTCATCCGCATGGTGTTCGGGCTGACGATGCAATGGGTACCCCAGTTGATGATCGACGCCTTCGGAACTCGCGTCAGCGCGGCAGAGACACTACCGGCCGTTGCAGAAGCCGTCCGATCCGCGGAACCGTTCAGGCGTACCGTGACCAGCGGGAAGAGCGCGGCCCCAGCGTGCGCGATGTGTGCACTCGTGGGAGTGAAGAACCCGCAGTAGGAAACCTGCGTCGGCTCGGTGCTGGAAAGGAGAATCACCCGATTGCGGGTCACCGACACGTTGATGACGAACGCGGACGTCGACAGTGGCGTGTCCATGGCCGTGTAGGTGCTGCTATTCACCCAGCTCGTCTCCAGCGCAGAAGTCGTCGCACCAAACCGGGAATAGGTGCTCCCGTCGAGAACCGCACTTGACGCGCTGAACGGGCCGCGCGTGGCAACATCACTTCCGGCCGTGTACCCCTCGAACGGTGCCAGCATGAGCCCCGTCGCGATACCCGTTGTCGGGTACGAGACGTCAAGGAACCAGTCAAGCGCGTAGGTGTTCCCCGCAGCGGCAGACTTGTACACCTTGTGCGTGCGAGCACCGATCACCACGGTGTCCTCGAGCGTCCACCCCTGCGCCAGCAGCTTCGTCGCCAAAGCGGTGTGAACCAGCGGTCCCGGGTTCGCGTCGGCGGGGATCGTCTCTTCCCAGTACGTCATGCGCTAATCCATTCGTCGCCAGAGATCGCGTTCGTCGGGTCGTCGACACCCTCAGTGCCCGTGTACTGCCAGAAGTTCTTAGGAAGCGCACTGTTCCGTGCCGCGCCCTGCGTGGTGTGCGGGTTGTTCGCAGTACCGGCGACGATGATGCCCGCCGCGACACGCGCATCCGCAGCCGCGTTGAAGTCCGTCACGTTCGACGCCGTGTGCGTGTGACCCGTATCCGACTTCCCAGCCAACGCCGCAGCCAGCCCTGTGACATCCGACTGTGCGTGCGTGTGCCCGACGTCGGACTTCCCTGCCAACGCAGTCGTCACAGTGGCGGAATCAGCCTTCGCGCTCAGCGCCGCCGTAAGCCCCGTAACGTCCGACTGCGCGTGAGTGTGCCCAGTGGCCGACTTACCCGCCAGAGCGGTCGCTGTAGCCGTGCTAACAGGCTTATCCGCGTCCGCCGTGTTGTCCACATTCCCGAGACCAACATCAGCCTTCTCAAGAACCACAACACCGGTCTTGCCCGCGACGGAATCAACCGCCCCGCCACCACCCGACTCCGGAACAAAGATCAGGTCATCAGTGCCAAGGACCGCAATGTTGCCGTCATCCGCAGAGACAGCGGCGGGGCCGACTGGACCCTCCGGCCCGGTAGCCCCAGCGTTCGTCACTTCCACGTCGATAGACGGCTGCGCGACAACCGAAACGGTGATATCACTCATCGCGGCTCACCTGCCCCGACAGTTTGATCTTCCCCGCGAGGTACGTGCGGTCCAGGTCCGTGTTCTCCAGATCCCAGTACACCGGCCCCTCGATCTCAGCCGTATCCGTACCCACGACCGACAGACCAATGACACCCGTCGCAGCATCCGACGCGTCAACCGTCAACGAAAACAGGATCTCACTCGTAGCGGCCGTGTCCAGACGCACCTGTGCACGCCACCCCGTCGTCGGCAACACCAAAGGGTCACCAGACTCCGTATCCGTCATCGTCACCTGAAAGTTCGAGTCATCACCCCGGTAGATGCGCAGATCCAACACCCCCGGCAGTTGGGCCAGTTCAGCCATTACAGTCCCCTCAACAGGCTTAGAACGTGGACAGGGCGGATCGTTTCCAACCCGCCGACGTCTTCACATAGATGTAGTTGTCATCCCACGCAATATCGCGGGTAGTGCCCTGCGTATCCGCCGAGCTCGAAGGGGTACGCGTAGTCACGTTCAACCGACCCGCCACCGACACCTCATCCGTCGAATCACCCAGCCGCACCTGATTCGACTTAGTCGGCTGAGCATCCGCACCAAACGCGGACGAATGCGACATCCCAAACGGGATGATCGTGTGGAAACCCACCGCCGTACCATCCACACCCTCAACAGACGTGGAAGCACCCAGGGCGGTCGCGTTCTCCGCATCCGCGTACGAAAACGCACCAACAGCGGTCGCAAAGTCGGAACCGGTAGCCTGCGCAACACGCCCAACAGCAACCGAGTCATACCCAGACGCATCCGCCGCACGCCCGATAGCCACCGCGTTAGTACCAGAAGCACTAGCGTCATCCGGTCCCAACTGAACCGAATTAGATCCGGAACCCGGATGGTCGCTGTCAAACCCCGCCCCATCCGCACCCGACTGCGTCTCCAAAAACCGGACACGCCGCATCAGGTCAGCCATCTCACTACCCGGATTGTCGTAGGCAACCATCAGACAAACTCCTCCTCGATAGTGAGAGTCAAAGAATCGCCCACCCCACCCGACAACCCGATGAGCCGGAAATCCGTAGGCCCATCAAGAAGGAACGGGTCATCCGAATCCGTCACCGTGATCGTCGAACCCAGCACAAGATCCGTAGGAGACACCTCCGTCGCAAGCACAGTGAGCTCCGGCTGAACCGTCGCGTACTTGTACTTCTGCACCCGCGCAAACGCCAAATCCCCAGCCTGACCCGGAGTAGTCGCCATCTTCACCGGATACGTCGTATCCCGAGCCGGAATCACATACGGCAACGCATTCGCCGTACCACCAACAGCCATCGTCAACCCGTAACCCTGACCGATACCGAACACACCCGTAACCTGCTTCAACCCGTCCTCAGACGACCTGTACGACGACACAGGCGAATCCGCAGACGTCAAATCAAAGTCGAACGTGCCACCAGTCAACGCACCAGCACGCGTCACCCACTCGAGCGTGTCCGAACCAGACCATTGCGGAGCGAACTCCACATCCGGCCCACCATCCAACCCCTGCAAATCGTCAAGAATGTCCGCCACCCGCTGAAAGTTGTAGTTCTCATACACCGCAGAGAACGACCCAGACTCCACCAGCGACGGAAGCGTGATAGGCAGTGGGTAGATGGCATACGGGGCACCAATCGGCCCCTTCAACCCCGCGTCCAACACCAGACCAACCGCCGACACCAACGACTTAGACGTGATCGTCAGATTCCCCGGAACCAGCGACACATCCGAATACCCCGCCACACCGAAGGGGTACCGGTACGAAAACCACGACCGGATATCCGTGTGCTGCACCGTCAACATCTGCGTATCACGGTCATACGGGCGCCCCGTCACAACACCCGCATACACCGGAACGTCATCCCAGCACTGCACCAGAACCCGGTTCCACGTCTCCGTCAACGCACGCCACGTCGCCCGAGACAACGCACGATCACCCAGCGAGAACACGTGCGACCCCGACTGGGTCACATTCAGCCGGCGCGACCACGAACCCGACGCCGGCTCAACCTCAAGCTGCTTCTCACCCGTCAACGTGTCGCAAAACCAGTAAGACCACGTCACGGAACAACCACCTTCTCCGGATCAGGCGCCCACAACTGGATCTGATACTCAGCAACCGACCCGTACACGACAATCCGCAACTGCGGCTCCCCATACCGGAACACCGTCGCCGTCTTCGCACCCTTCGGAGTCGTCACCGTCAGAGTGTCCGAACCCCCATCCGCCAGAAGCCCATCGAGAGCATCCAGGGCGTCCTCAAACGCCTCCTCATCACCAGTCCCCAGCACCTTCCCGGAGAGGATGACGATACGACCCGACAGGTAACCCGGTGTCGCGAACTGCCCGGGATGGTTGGGGCGGTCCACATACTCACGACGCATCGACGTACCACCCACGAACCAGCCCTCAAGCCCGTTCTCTGCGATCGTGTACGTCGCCGCAGCACCACCAGCCTGAAACGTCAAACCCCCAACCGTCGCCGTGATGCTCATGAGCTCCTCATCTCGAACTCGAGGCTTCGCGCCGCGGCACGCCCGATCTGCTCTTCACTCATCCCCGGCTGCGGATAGATGTTCTGCGTGATCGGCTGTACGGTCCGTGCCGCCCCGCCACCGCCGCCTGAATGCAGGGAGTCGCGCCACGCGTAAACTGCATGCTGACCACCCATCGCGGCCACATCCGCCGCAGTCATCACGTGCTCACCGTTCGACAGGGCATACACCCCGGCGCCGTCGTCCGTCGGCCCGCCAGGACCAGATATCGCACCACCACCAGCACGACCCGGAAGCAGAACCGTCCCCGTACCAACCGGAGCCGACTGCCCCGTAACCGCCGCACTGAACGTGACCTGACGGCCATTAAACGACCGCAACCAATCGTTCAACTTCGTGGACGCCGCCTCCGTGTGCACATTGACGAACGTCTCGATGTTCTCCGGAATCAGCCCGAGCTCATCCGCATAGTCCTCCGCAGCCTGCCCCGTAAGACCAAACTGTTCCAACTGTCGGATCAGTTCCTCACGGCCCTCCTGAACAACCCGCTTGGCCTCTTCCTCAGAACCCGTGAGCTCATATGTAGACGCCGCAAGTTCCTTAGAAGCCTCCGAAAGATCAATCAGCGCAGCCTGGTTATCCCGACCGGCCTGCTCGTTCAGATCGAGCGTCGCACCGTTCTCCGCCACCGACGCCGTCAGGTCATCAAGAGACTGCTGCAACTGCGACTGAGCCTCTTTGACACTGATCGTTGCGGACCCGAAATTGCGGATCTGGTCCGCGAGCCCGTCAACCTCTTCGCCCGTAAGTTGAGCCTGACCAGCAAGCGCACGCAGCGCGTCCTCGTTCTCCTTGGTGGACTCTTCAGACTGACCAAGAGCAAGGTCAAGAAGCTCCTGACCATCAGCCGCGACACCCGCAGCGGTCGCCTGCTCGGTCAGAGCCGACTTGTATGCGGGCATCTGATCCAACAGAAGCAACTGCTGCTTCTCAGTCAGGTTCGCCGCATCCGCAAGAAGGCGGAACTGCCGCTGCGCCGCAGGAAGGTCCGAATCAGCGATCTTCCCGAGCTCGGTACCCAGCAGTTGCAGATTCGAGATCGTCGAGTTCCCGATGATGTCGCCTGCACCGGTAGCGCCGCCGCGTTCCAGCACAGCACCCAGCTCTTCGAGTTGCTTCGTGGCGAGTTCAATCCCGGACCCGCCGAACTTGCCAGCAGAGGAAGCCAGAAGATCCACCGCGTTCCTGGCGGACGTCACCTTGTTATCGACTTCCTCCGCCTCCGGTCCGATGTCCTTCAGCGCCTGAGTGAGAGCATCCAAGGCCACAACGCCGACCGCGAGACCAGCAATCGCCCCGCCACCGATCTTCGCAATCGTGCTGAGACCCTTCGCGACAGACTGAGTGCGCGGGCTCATCAGCTCGAGCGCCGCGTTGAACTCAGCAACCTTCGGGATCAGCAGCAGATACGCGCCATACGCGATACCCGCCGCACTACCGACAGCACCAAGCCAGAACACGGCCTGCTGACCCGCCGCAGGCATCTCGTTGAACTTGTCCACGAGGGTCGTGAGACCCTGCGTGAAGAACCGCAGGGGTCCATCCGCCGCCTCACCCATCGAAATCAGAGCAGTGTCGACGGCGCCGTTCAGCGCCTCCCAGTCGCCCTTCAGGTTGTCGAGCTTGGTCGCCGCAGTCTCCGCCGCATACCCCGCATCGTCAACCTTCTCAGTCCAGTCCTTGATACCCTCCGCGCCCTCTTCGTAGAGAACCGTCGCACCACGGATCGCGTCCTGCCCGAAGATCATCGCCAGAGTGGTCTGCTTCTGCTCGTCCGTCATCCCCTCAAGGGACGTCTCGAGCTCGCCGGCCAGACCCGCCAGTCCAATGAACTGGCCCTGCGCGTTGTACGCCTCGAACCCGATCTCCTTCATGAGATCGCGGACCTCATCAGTCGGGTTCGCGAGACGCAGAAGCATCGTCCGGAACGACGTACCAGCGTCAGAACCCAGCAGGCCGGCAGACGCGAACGCCGACAGAGAACCCACCGTCTCCTCAACGGACACACCGAACTGATCGGAGACGAGGCCGGCCTGCGCGAGCGCCTGCGACATGTCGCCCACGTCACCCATAGCCTTGCCCGCACCCGCAGCCAGAAGGTCAGCAACATGCGTCGCGTCACTACCGTCAAGGTTGAACTGCTGAAGGGTAGTGGCAGCGATCTCCGCGGCCTCCGCCACACCGATACCAGCAGCCGCAGCAAGGTCCAGAGACCCCGTCAGCGCACCACCCAGGATCTCCGACGCCCCAAGACCAGCCTTCGCCAGTTCCTCGATCGCGTTCGCCGACTCCGTGGCAGAGAACACCGTCGTAGCGCCAGCCTCAAGCGCCGCATCACGCAGACCCTCAATGTTGTCGCGCGCATCCTCACCAGTCGCCGCAACGTTCGACATCGCCTGGTCGAACTCTCCGAACTTCGCGACCGCAACACCCAGCCCGGCCGCGATAACCGCACCCGACGCCAGCGCAGTGCGACCAAGGAGCGTGAACGCCTCCCGCTGCTCCGCAAGCTTCTGAGCCTCAGTAGCCGTCTCACGGGTCGCCTTCGCGGCCTTGTTCATCCCATCGACGTACTGCTGGTACCCGATCGAAAGTTCTGCCTTGACCTGCCTAGTCATGCACCCTCCAGGGATGTATCTCGACCGGCAGTCCGGTACTGTTCGGTTGCATGAGGGCAAAGACCGTCACGGGCGCAGCACTAATAGCGGTCGCCGTGCTGCTCGCCGGCGTGACGGTCTACATGACCCTCGGACTGGACCTGCTACGAACCCTGTGGCTCTACACGCCCTCATGGGTGCTGCTGGTCATCGGTGTGTTCACGATCGTTTCTGCACGTCCCACACCAGCGAACCCAGATCGGTAGCCTTCGGGTTCTCCGCTTCGTAAGCCGCACGCGCCTGATTCATCGCACGCATCGCCCAGTCCTGACGCGGCTTAGCCACAAACGCGAACTGGTTGTCCGGGTCAGTCGCCTCCGCGACCGTGTACCCGTGCGGGCCACGCCGAACCCGTGCACGACGACGCGCCTCAAGCAACGCAGCAACATCCAGGGGCGAGAACTCCGCCTCACGGATCGTCACCGAACTCACCAGACGGTCACCGTCGTACTCGTAAGTCGTCACCTCGGCCGGTTCCCAACCAGACAGCCGGCGCGGTGAGACACCTATCTCGAGGGCTAGTTCCGCTTCTTCCTGGAACCGGCCCCCGAGGAAGCTTTTCCCAGTGTAAGAATCTTCGCCGCAGGCCCCTGCTGGTTCAGTCCCCACAGTTTCAGGGCGATGGTCTCCCGCCACGGGGAGTCCAGAAGCCCGTACAGTTCAACCCACTCCGCTGCGGTGGGATGCTCACCCGCTACCGTCAGCTTGTCGACTGGGTAAGCACCAGCCGCAGCGTCGAGGTTGTAACCCAGGTTCGAGTCGAGCTGTGCACCCTTGCGGGGCGGGTTGATAGCAGTGATCGCGGACCACTCCGCACCCAGCAGTTTCGTGAATGTCAGCGCGACCATCTCGCCGCCAACAACCACGTTCGCCGAGTCGGTGACGGGTGTAGCCGCCTCCGCCCGGGCCTTCTCAATCAGTTCCTGAATGCTCATCACGCCCCCCGGATGTTTCGGCGGAGCGCCTTCATCGCCGCGTCAGAGACAGCCTGGGCATCCAGACTGTTGTGGCCGATAGCGATGCTGAGGGTCGGGTCTTCGTACCCGCCGACCTTCTCGATGCGCCACAGCAGCGAGGAGGCACGCTTGCGCTCCTCCGGCCATTCAGCGAAATAGGCGTCCTGCGCTGCCTTCAGCGCTGTGTCTGCCCAGTCCCGAACCGGGAGAGGCGAGACGGTGAAGGCGAATTGGTTCTCGGGGTGAGTTGCGTCGGCCTGTGAATAGCCGTGCCGTTCTCCTGTGCGTACATACATGTTGAAGGTTCCTCGTCGTCGTCTGGAACTCTCCACCGGGAATGAAGCCGGCATGGGTGGACGGTGGAGAACCCACCCATGCCGGATCAATCACGCAGCGATCGCGACGTCGTCCTCAGTGATGTCGATCACGAACAGCGTCTGCGTCAGGGTCTGCACACCGTTCTCAACGGGCGAGTCCTTACGCTGCTTGCCACACTCAACGGTGATGACATCGACAACCTGCGCCGCAGCCCAAACCGTCGAGTTCGGAAGCGAGTACCGAAGCGTCAGATGACCCTTCGTGCCCTGAATCAGCGTCGCCGCAGCAACATCCGCGTCGTCACCGAACACGTACTGCACCTCGACGGTCTCCGTGATCTTGCCGGGACGCTCAAGGATCTGCTTCAGCGTCAGCCGCGGGTCTTCGATCCGGGCCTCGTTGATCGTGCGCGTGAGCGTCTTCAGCGAGTACGTCAGGTCGACGCCCGCAATGAGGTCCGCCGCGGACTTCGGGTCGTCGGCCTCCGCAGTCCATGTGATGCGAAGGTTGTCGTCCCAGTTCACGGACTGGGGAACGTCCTCAAGAGCCATGTCAGTTCTCCTCTGTCTTGTCGCCCGTGGGCGGCTCAATGGACACGGATGTGTCCGGTGTCTCCGCCACGGGGCGGAAGGTTTGTGAGAGCGCCGCCATCCAGCGACGCCAATGCGCTTCGGTCACCGTCACCCGGGTTCCGTGCGCGTCCTCGAGCACGATGTGACCCGATGCGGCCGGTTTCGCCGGCTGCTTACGCTTCGCCATGCGGACCCCCTTAACTGGAGAAGCCCCCGCACACGGCGAGGGCTCCTGCGAACTAGTGGTCATTCGGGATCGGCCGACCAACCCACCTCAACAACCGCGAACACGATCGTCGGCTGCGGGTCCGTCTGCACCTGAATAGGCAAAGGCGACGAGAACCAGAGCGGCTTCGACCGCTCACCCGCCACCGTCAGAGTGACCCCGATACCGCCCGGAAACAGCTTCGCCTCGAGCAGATCCAGGAGCACCTGAACCTCATCCGCGTCACGACCCACCAAGTGACCCGTGAACCGCGGATTCTTCCGAGACCGCGGCCCCGTAATACCCGTCTGCTCGTTCTGGCCCTGCGCCGGATGCCACACCATGTACGGCGGCGCCGGCTTCGTTGTACTGTTCGGGTACTGGGCGAGCGTGATGAACGTCTTCGTCGCGAACGCAACGAGTTCCTGCGTCTTCGCCTTCAACGCGTCAGTGTGCTTCTTCGACATCAGAGACCCGCCTTCTTATGCGCGTCGTCCACAGCCCGCTCAATGCCACGGATGAAGTCCGCTTCCTCCTCATGGAGGGTCGTCACGAGCTCGCTACCGGGTGTCAGCGCGTTCGGTGAACCGGGGGCGCCGAACTCCACAAGGTTGCCGAGACGCCCGGGGTCCTTGTCCTTGTTGTACCCAATCTCCGACTGGACAACCTCGGCCCCGAACCCCTTGAAATGCTTCACGTCAAAGTCGATCGCAGCCGCCGCCTGCTTGAAATGCCGACGCCGACTGACCTTCCGCGCCGCACCACGCTTGATGCGCACCGACGTGAACTTGATCGCAGACTCAAGGAACGGCCCAATGTTCTTCGGAACCGACTCAAGATCCGCCGCGAGACGGTTCAGATCATCGAAATTGAACGTGATCCCGTCCGCCATCAGGTCACCCGTTCAACCGGATACCGGGACGCCGTAACCTGCCCCGCCTGCGCCTCACCCTTCGTGCGGAACACCCGGCCCACAAGCGACGCGTCAGCCGTAGACGCAGTCACCCGCCACAACACGTTCACCACCACATTCGGCGTCGAACCCACCGCAACATGAACCTGGACATCCTGAACGGCAGGGACTTGTGACCCCTGCTCCCGTTCAGACACCGTCAGAGTCGGGTACTTCACCCGACCCGGAACAGCCGCGTAGACCGTCACCTCGGTATCGGTGTACAGCCCGTCAGCATCCGGCCCAGTACGACTGATCGTGTACGCCTTGAACGTCTCCGTGAACCGCGCCTCAGCCTGCGCACGACCCATACCCAGCGCCCCACTAAGGATGCTCACCGGGTCTCCACCACCGTCACGTCCCCACGCCCAAACTGACGCCGGATAAGCGCCTGCTGCGGCTCAGGGAGCACCATTCCAGACTGTGCACCACCGTCAGCGAACGCGGCCTTGAAGTCATCCAGCGCAACCGACGACAGCCCACCAAACGTGAGCCCCGCCCCCGTCTCGACCGCAAGGATCGCCTGCGAAACCAGAACAGCGGAGAACGACACCAGCACAGGTGGCGCCGTGGCAACACCCCAGGTGAACGTCACATCCAGCGGGTCATCGCACGACACGGTGATATACCCGGGCCGGTATGTGTAGTCCACCGCAACCGCGTCCCGCTCGACCGCGTCCACGGACACGACCGGATACTGAGGCAGATCAACCCGCCCAGCATCCGGCCATGCCGTGAACGTCGACTGAGTCGTCGGGTAAACGTCCTGCCCGATAACCGACCGAAGGTACGCGGAAGCGTCCACCAACAGTGTGGTGACCCACTCATCCTCCGCACTCGTAAAAGTACGTTTCAGACGAGCGGCGACAGCGTCAGAGTTGGTGAACGCAACCACGATTTACCCCCTAGATGACTTACGCGGTGGCGTCGAACTCGACCACGGCAAGAGCGGTCGGACGGACCACCTTCGCGCCGTAGACGTGGAGGCCCTTGAGGCCATCCGCGAACCGGTTCTCGAGGCGCACAGCCTCAACCGACGTGATCTGCTCAGCGAACGTGGTCGCCATGCTGTGACCAGCAATCGCGATACCACCAGTGGCCGCGACGTCGGTGACGGCCGGGAGGTTGTTCGACTTGTACAGCTCAAGGCCCGCGATGGAACCGATGAAACCGTTGCGACGCGCAGCCGGAGCCGCGTCGTCGCCAGGCTTGATGAACGTGTCAAGCTTCAGCAGGCGACCGTGAAGCGACGGAGACACGACAGCCCAACGGCCCTCTTCGGGAACGTTGTCCTCGTCGAGCGTGACCGCAAGGTCAACGAACGCGTCGTACAGATTCTGCGCGGTCGTGTGGATCGCCTTGGTACCGAGGTCGTTGCCGGTGCCCTGGATGGCCGTGTTCATCGCAGCGAGCAGGAACGCGTCAGACGTGTCCCGAAGCTGGTAGGTGGCGTTGTCGAGCGCCTGAGCGAGGACAGCACCACCGTTGACCGACTGTGCACGCTCAATGTCGTCGAGCTCGAACGCGAAGTACTTCTGCTGGTCGATCACGAGCGCACGCGTGGCGTCGTCGATGTCTTCCCAGGTGATGTTGGTGTGCTTCGTGTACGAACCGATCGTCACGTCCGAGATCGACGTGATGTTGACGGTGTCGCCGGCACGCTTGATCTCGCCCTCGTAGTCACGGTTGACGAGACCGCCAGCGACGGCCTTCTTGCGGAGCGCGACGAGGATCTTCGCCGTCCAAAGCTCCGGGATGAAATTTGCGATTGCCATGAGTGGCCTTCCTTAGGTTGGTTAGCCCTTCCCCGCAAGGAGGTCGTCGAGCTGGCCCGCTTCATGGGCCTGGATTCGCGCCTCGGGGGAAAGTGCTGAGAGTTCTTCTCGGGAGAGTTGGTGAGGGCGTGTGGCCTTACCCTTCGACCCCTGGTCTGCGGTCCCACCGAACTTCTTCACATCGGCGGGCTTCAGAACCGGGTAGTCCTTGAGGGCGGTTTCGATCGCGTCCGTCACGGACTGCGGGTCAACCTCACCGTCGTCGCCGACGTCAATCACTGACGTGTCGATGACCTTGAGCGCGAGCGAGGTATCAGAAACCTTGCCTGCGAGAGCGGCCTTCAGTTCCGCCTGCACGAGACGCTGGTTGAAAGCGGTCTGCGCTTCCTGGCGTGCCTCGCGGCGTGCATTTTCGAGGGCCTGTTCTTCAGCGGGCTTGTCCTTGTTCGCAACTTCAGCCTCGAGAGCTTCGAGTCGTGACTTCAGGGCAGCCTTCTCGGCGCGGAGCGCCTTGCGCTGTTCGACCAGATCCTTCACCAGCTCGGGCTTGTCCGTTTCCGGAGTCGGCTCAACTGGCACCTCGGGGTCAACCGGGTCTACGGGATCGGTCAGTTCAGGGTCGACCGTCGCGGCCGGGTCCACTGTGGACATAAGGAATCACTCCTCGTTGGGGATGAAAAAAGGCCCCATCGCGGGGCCTTGATTGGCACCCCATGCGGGGTGATTCACCGCGTCACGCGGGAAGTTGTTAGTAGAGGTAGCCGTACCGCTCGAGCAGTTCGACAGCACGTTCAGGCGTCGAAGCCTGCGACATGATCTGCTCAGGCATCAGCCGCAGCGTCCGCGTCCGCCTGTACCGCTGGTCGCCTTGCCTGTACAGGTCGTTCTGCGCACGAGCCCACGAGGAACGCGCCGTGGTACCCTCCGGGGTCGCATAGACCATGAGCGGCGACCCATCAGCCTTCCGACCGATCTGCATCGGACGCAACGACGCCCGCGAATACGACCCGTCAGGACGCTTCGTGGACTTGAGCGCCCCACGGCGCGCGTTGACCACCTTCACCGGGTCAGCACCAGCGCGAATCGCCTCCGCGCCCGCCTTCGTGAACACCCGCTCCTGCTCAGCGGCAGTAAGCGACTCGAAGTAGTCCGAAGGTGACGCGTAGAAGCCTTCAGGCGGGGTGTTGTCCAGGATTGGCATAGACGTGCACCGGCAGTTCGGGTGACGGTCGAAATCCGTCCGGTACCCGGTCACACCAGCGAGAATCGCGCACCTCGAGCACGCACCAGCCGACACGACCCTCACGGAGAGCGTGTATCCCTTCCCCGTGGAGAGAGTCTTGTCAGCAGACCGCCCAGCGTCCGTCACGAGCGTCTTCGCGATGATCGACATGACCGTCGCGCCCGCACGGAACGCCGCAGGAACCCCGCTGCCGTGCGATATCAGCCGCTTCGTTGTCGTGACCGCCGCGAACATCTCCGGGGCCACAGAACGCCCCTCACGAGACACCCCACCGAACGCCTCCGGCACCAGCAACGGCCCACCACGATCCACATCCGTGGCATCCATGACGGCATTCGTGTACGGGACAGCCTGACGAGCCGCCGTGACCTGCGCCGCCGTCACAACACCGGTCAGGAGCGGTGCTACCCGGTCCCACCCGGCGTCGATCGCGGCAGGGTCGATCGCCCGCCACAGCCGCAACGCCTGCCGCGAAGTTTTGTCCGCTAGCGCGTCCCGGCGCCGCTGATGCTCAACCGCAGCATCACGCAGCGTCGACATCAGGATCAACCTGACCCATTTCGCCCTGCACCGCAGCCTGAACACCCGCGCCCAGCGCGTCGTCGAGTTCCTTCTCACGCATCTTCATGATGCGGCGAATGTCAGCCGGCGAACGCCCATCCAACTCCAGCAGATACTCAAACGGGTAACCCATCTGAGACTTCTTCAGCAGAGCATCCGCAAGCTGCGCCTCCGACCGGATCTCGGGCGACTCCCAAACGATCTTCGCCAGGCGTGTCGCCTCCGCGGCCTTCTGGTCACCCTTCACCAACGCCACCAGACGCAGCACCTCCCGCAACTGCGGGTCAGTGAATGTGATGAACTCGCCAGCCTTCTTGTTCAGACCGATCTCAGCCGACTTCAACGCATCACCCGACAGATTCGAGATCCCCTTGTTCGCCACAAGGTAGTGCGGGGGCGTGCGGGTCTGCGCCGCAATATGCCCAACCGCAATCTCAATCGTGTCCGTGAAGATGTTGAGCTGCGCGGCGGACCACGAATCGATCTTCGCGTTGTCGCCCGTGATCGTCAGGAGACGCTTCTCCCGCAGATCCTTCATGTCCACCGGGCGTGATCCGATGATCTTGCCGTCCGCGTCGAGAACGGGAATCGTCGGCGGGGTCGTGCCGAGCATCACGCGGGCGTCCATAGACGCGTAGTCCGCAGCGAGGAACAGGTACGCCCACAGCAGGTTAATCGCATCCTGCATGGGCATGACACCCTGAATCTCCGACAGCGGATCACCCTTGAGCGTCGGACGGTTCGCGATCTCCACAACCGGCACCACGCCGAGCGGGTTCTTCACCGGCCAGGAGTCATCCGAGGCGCCGTCGCGTTCCTTCCACCCACCTGAAGCGGCGTACTCTTCCCGCTGCTGCTCCGACATCGACTCAAGCTCATTCGCCGGCGTCACCCGCGGACGAATCCACTTGAACACCCACTCAGGCGTGTACAGAGTCGCGTACTCATCAGACTCATCCACCCACGTCTTCAGAGCCGCAGTACGCAGACGCGGATTCTCCCAGTCGTACTCAATCTCCACCGACGACGGGTGCTCAAACGTGACAATCGGCTCCCCCGAAGAGTCACCCCACACAATCACGTAACAACGCTTCGCCGTCAACGCCGTCACCGCACCCTGCGAGAACTGCGCATCAAACTCGTTCATCTGCAACGAATCCCACAGCTTCGACGCCGCAGTCTTCGGCATATTCGTGACACCGATCGGCTTCAGACGCTCCGCCTCAGCATTCACAACCGTCCCACACCAGTTGTCGGAGAAATCCGCATACCGGGACGCGTTCGCCTTCTTCCACTCATCCGTCGCAAAGTTGAGAGGCTGATCCCCCTCGTAATACGACTCCGCCCGCTCAATGTCAGGCCGACGATTGTTCAGACGCGTGTAAATCCGCTGAGTCAGTTTCCGGGCGTCATCCGCGTCCATGCGCCCTCCAAAGGGTCAGTAGTAAATGAAGTTGTCCGATGTCGTCAGAGCACCGTCAGCAATCGCATCCATCACGGCCTCATGCGCAAGCACGGAGGACATGGTGAAGTCGATCTTTTGGTGCTCTTCGGGCTTCCCGAGGATGTACTGCCGCTGCTTCGTAAGCGGGTTCAGGGCTCGAGCACGGACAATCGCGTTACGAATGTGGTTACCCACACGAACGTCACCGTCATGCGAGAAACCCGACTCCGCGTTGTACACGTCCGTCTGAAAACGATCCAACGCGGCATGCATCTGCGTAATCCGGTTCGTCGCCCACTTGACGAACACCTTCTCGCCGTACTTCGACGCCCACTCGTCAATCTCCGACTCCCAAAACAAGGGGTCGCAATAACCACGCACAATCTCGAACTCAGACGCGAGCTCACCAACCGCCGCATTCACCTCAGCGCGAGGGATACGCCCGTTCCAATCGGCTGGCTCCCACAACGTCGCCAAACGCTTCTCGCCATACACAGGCGTGAACTGGTGCTTATCCAACGTCTCCAGACGGATACCGGTGAAGTCGTCATTGTCCGACCCATCGAACCCGAGACACACCTTCGTCCGAGGGGCAACCGTGATTGGCGGGTCAGCCGTACGGGCGTCCCACTTCGGCATCTCCATCCACGAACCCGACCCAGACACGACACGGTTACCAAAGAACCGTTCCGCATCAGCAGGGTCCGTCTCGAGAAGTTCCGCAGCCTCCGCCTCGATCGCGTTGACCGACACCCACGGCGCCGCGCGATAGTTGAACGCGAAGATCTTCAACCGCTCAGACTTCTTCTTGAAATCCAGATCAGCCGGCGGCTGCTGGAAATCCTTGTTGATGTCCTTCGCCTTGGACTCGTAGGTCTGCTGCGCAGTCGAGTTCTCAGCCGGATTCCACGAGTTCGTCGTCTCAATCGAACGCCCACCCATGCCGGCCAGACCACGACGCTGAGTCCTCGAGAGCTTGTGACCCCCGTTGGTCTCCAACCACAGACCCGTCTCGTCCTGCGCGGCAAAAGTGATGCGCTGACCAAGGCGCGACGTAGCCTTCGACGTCACCGCGTCAATACGGCCACCACCCGGCAGACGAATGAACTCCTCGCCCGTCTTCGTGATGAGATCCGCCAGCGGCCCCTTGTCGATCATCGGCCGCAACGCGTCATACGTGTTGTCCGTCTGATCCTCAGTCGTCGCCGTGATCTGAATGAGCGGCGTCGCCCAAGGTCGCCCCATCGGCTCGCCCCGGTCATACTCATACGGCTCGAACACGCCCTTGGACGTCCCCCAGCCACACCCGCAACCGAACACGCGACAGTCGTAAATCTCGCCACCGTCAGCGCGACGATCAAACACGGTCGGCCCAACACCCTCAGCACACACAAACGACGCAACCAGCGGAGACTTGCCCCACTTCTGCGCCCGCACAAGCTGCGACCGGCGATACACAAACGCATCAACCGGCTTCACGACCCGGCGGCGCTCAACATCCGCCCGAACCCGGTAATGATTCGCTACAAACGCGAACTGCTCCGAACCCAACTCGAACGGACGCCCAACATCATCACCATCCGGGATGACACAGTGAGCCTCAATCCACGCCGCAACAACCCCAAGAGTGTCAACCGTCTCCATTGACGGCCTTCAACCGGTTCTTCATAGACGACGACCGCTGAGGCTCCTCCCGGTGCGCAGCGAGCTCGTCAACAGCAATCTTCCACCGAAGCTGACCCATACCAATGGTCGACAGCCCTAGTTCGGCTTCCTGCCGCAGCACAGGCGTCATCCACCCGACAGCGGCATCATGCGCCGTCGCCCTCAGGAAGTTGCGGACGTACGTCGCGACCTGATTCTCGAGCCCGAGCTGCGACCACATGAACGCCTGCGGCTTCACCCACAGCGCACCCCACAGTGCAACCTCCGCCTCGAGCGCTTCAGCCAACGGAAACGCCGGCACATCACCCGCAAACCCCTCAGCGGGAAGGGAAACCCAATCCTTATCGTCCTTCCGATCACGCCGAAGCGCATTCGGGTCAGGAGCAGGGCCACTACGAGCCCGAGCACCACCACTGGTCATATCTCCACGTCCTCAGCATCACGCTGCGCCGCGTCACGCGGACGACGAACAATCGAACACCCCTACGAAACGAGGGGCCTGAGCAATGTTTGAACCTGCCTGGCGCTTTTTCGACCTCCCCGGCGGTACTTTGCCGGG